TGGTGCGGCAGAAGCCGCAGGTTGAGCATCAAGCGAACGCCCGATGCCGACACTGGGGTCTGCAGGTATACTAACCATGCTCACTTCATGTACGCCCCATGAAGTGGCAATAAACTCGCCGGAACTTCGCTGCTCCATGTCGTTGATTTGATAACCAAACGACACGTTACGCAGTATTCCATCTTTTACATCAGTCAAAACCTCCTGAGCAAAAGGGTTTTGGCTGAATCGCACCGTTACATAACCACGTTTAAGTTGTTCATCAATCCAGCCGCGCTCTACGACGCCAATCACTTTGGCAGGATCATGATTGAACAGCAGCGGTGCGCCATCGTTCAAACGTTGTAGGTCAGCGGCTCCACGGTCGTGACTTAGCACCTCAGTGCCAAAATACCGTTGCACCGGATATTCAGAGCTGAACGGAAATTCAAACGTGCGTTCGTCGTCGCTGATTCGAAAATCAACGGCCTGTGCCCTAGTCAACCTTTCCATTGACCTACCAGTTGCTTCTTCAAATTGTATCGGTGAAAAATCATGGTCGCCTAGCCATTTGCGGGCTTCTGCAGCGCTAAATTTATCGGCTGCAAACCTGATCGCCTGGATTTCTACAGGATCATTGCCCTTGATGCCATAAATAAAATCAATGCCAGGACCACCTTCGCCATTTACACGGCGTAGTTCGTCATACTGCCCCGGATCATGCAGTCGAGCGGCATGTTCGTTGGGATAGGGCCTTTCGGATTGAATCATTCGATTACCTCGTCTTCAGAATCATATTCGGTGGGTGTAGGTGTTTCCACCAATGGCGGCACCTGTTGGGCACCAGCATCATTCACTTGCGTTGGGTCTGTATCAAGCACAATGCCAAGCTCATCAAATTTAGCCAGCTCGGCCTGTCGTTGCAGTAATAGATCCTCAAGGTCACCACCTTGTTCTGACACCACAGATGCCAAAGTTTTGAAGCCACATCGCACCGCAGTCTTATAGGCCTCAACTTCTTTTTGTGGATCAACCCAACTCCAGCCTCGGGGCATCCATTGAATCTTGCGGAATCGATCTGGGCTAATTTCGTACCCTTGAATTGGCAGCTCACCGCTCATTACTGCCATTTCAAGCCATGCCTCATATATAGGCTGATGAAAATTCTCGATCATAAATTTCTGCAACACCCGCCAAGTGTCGCGTTCTTCCAGCAGGCTCAGCCGACTGCTGCTGTAATTGGTTTGGGTAAAATCTTTAGATACAGACTCAAAACTACAACCAACACCAGCCGCGACAGCGCGTAACATTGAGCGCATAAATGGTTCAAACTGACCATCTGGTGCATCAAGGCTTGGAACCGATACAGTCTCGCCGGGTTGCAAATACTTGAACACACCAGGCTCAAAATTGCTTACTCGTTCGCCATTGTAAATCTCATCACCATGCAGCTCGCCGTCAGGGCTAGTAATAAACCCCATCAAGCTACTGCTGGCCCGCGCACGAATTACTTCAGCCTCCTCATAGCCAGCTAAATGGTGCAACCGTTGGATGGCACTAGAAAACCAGCTCACGCCACGGGTTTGGCCAGGGCGTTCTGTAATAAATAAATGCAGCACATCCGCTGCTGGTACCCGAATGCGGCGCATATTTTGCCGATTAGCACCAACAAACTGATCGCCAGGGTGAGATTGATAAAAGTGATACGCAACAGGGCGGCCCCAGCGGTCAACCTCAACGCCCATCCGCACCATGTTGCCATTTGCTGGCTGCGGCATTTCATCATCAACTAGATAATCGCTTTCAAGGATTTCTAACGCAAATGGAAGTTTGCCACCTCCAAATGGTTGACGTACTAATCGTATAAATACTTCTCCTGATTCGCAAATTGATCGAATCGCTAAACGCTCAATATCGCTAAAACACAACATGCCAGCAGTATGACAGCTTTGCTTACGGCTCCATTCTTCCCATTTTTCATGAATCTGCTCATTCAATGTTTCGTCTAATTTGCCGCCGCGTTGCATTTTAATTTGCGGCTGCATCTTGATGCCTTGGCCAATTACATTATTTTGCACAGACCGTAATGCCTGCCGCGCAAAATCATTGTCACGAACCAGTTGCCGTGCACGATTGCGTAAAGTTTTAAAACTAGATTTGATCTCAGAATCAACGCTGGTCGAGCTGGTAATCCAGTCGGCAGTTAACCGTGATACTGATGCCCCTTGATAACCGCGCTGTCGTGGCTTAGGTGCCCCGCTCCTTAACCAGCTATAGATCGCAGAACGGATGCCCATCAGAAGCGCACAAACAGGTTATGGGGGTTGCCCAGGCCATTGGCCTGCAGCTGGGCGGCTTGCTCGCGCTTCACCTCAGCCTTTAGTTTACCCTCAAGCATCAACAAATCAGTCATTTCATATTTCTTTAGATTTCGAGTGCCAATCCGATACTCCTGCACCACACCGCCAGCCACAATCGTTCTGATTGCAGCCTGTACGGCCTCTAAATCCTTTTGCGCTTGCGTTCTACCGTCAAATGCACCAGGGGTGCTGGTGTAATTCAACGCAGCCAATACCTCAAGCTGGCCGGCACCAAGCGTGATCTTTTCGCTGTTATACGTTGCGATCGCTTGCCAAAACCATTGCCCTGCATCAAAGCCAGCGCTGGTGGCGGCTGAAATCGTCATCTCCCAGCCAATGCCATAGGCGCTGCCAACCACCGTTGCGCCTTCGCTTGCCGTATTGGTGCGTAGGTAATAGGTCAGCGTCCATGTTGCGCTGGTAATTGCATTGCCAAATACATCAACGCCCGCATCGTCACGCCATTTGACCGTATTGTCAGCTCGGATTTGGCTTGGAATGTTCACGGCATTACCAATTGTTAACGAATGCAGGGCCAGCAGCGGCGGCCTTCTTTGATCTTAGCGGAGCTATTGGTTGTTCCAAGCGGCGTTCCAGCTGGTCCCATATTGTGCGCCGATCATAGCGCTGATACATCAGGTTTAATGCCGCATATGCATAAACCAAGCAATCTAGCGCTTCGTTTCGCGCTGATGGCTTCTTTACCCACTCACGAACCGGAAAACCCTTCACAAAACGTAATGCCTGCTTTTCAGCGGTTAACTGCTCAAAGTATTCAGTTCCCGTTTCGTTATGGAAATGCAAAAATCCAGGACCAATCTCGTTATGGCGCAACCGGCCAAACAACGTCGTTTTAATCGTGTCGCCACCAACTGGGTAAACCGTTGCGCCGCGTTTCAGTGATTTACCAGAGCTACTAACGTCAACCTTGCTGGCTTTTCCAATCGGTGGCTTGCCACGCTGGCTTGAACCCTTGATCGCCACCACGCCTTGGCGGCCGCGTTCACGCGCATACTGATACACCTCGTTTGTCATGTGGCCGCCGCTATCGATCGCCACTACATCAGGCCGTAACTTCCCATTCAGTTCATGTGACCATTCACGCAGCACCACCTCGTCCAACTGCTTCCATACCTCCGCTCTGGCTGGATCGCCAAAGATCTCTTGGTGATGGATCAACCATCCTTCCTCATCACGGCCCCAGCCCCATACGCTTACCGCTAGCCGGTTATCCTGCACGTCAACGCCAGCCGTCAACGCCAACGCGCCAGCAGGGAGCACATCAGGCTCATAGGCCTCGCAACGTTCTAGCAATGCATCAGCGCCGATTTTGCTTGCGTAATCTTCTTCCCACGTCTCGCCCAGCACTGTATTAACCCACGTCTTCAACGCTTCTGGATTCGTTTTAGCTTCTAAAAACTCCTCCACCAAATGCGGCCACGTTGCGTTAGGGCTATAGCTATATGCAGCCCAGATATGAAACCCGATATGTCTACCGTTGCCCGGTGCAGTTGCCAGCCATTCGCCGTTTTCTACCATCCATCTCTTTTTGCTATGCGGAATCAAGACACCACATGATTCGCAACAATATGCAGCAGTGCTTGGATCGTTGTCGGTCCAGCGCATATTGGCCCATTTCAAATATTGCTTATGGTTGCAATCAGGGCACGGCACGAAATAACGCCGCTGATCGGTCTCAGCAAACATCCGCTCGATGCGGCTGAAATCCTTGACCGTGGGTGTACTGCCGGCAATGATCTTACGATTCCAGTAATATTCGGACCGCCTAATGCCAAGCTTGATCTGGTCGCCTTCGGTGCCAGCGCTAGGTGGGTAGCCATCGACTTCATCAAATAACACCACCCGCCGGCTAACACGCCGAAACCCGCGAGGGCTATTGGCACCAACCAAGCTCAATGTCCCGCCAGGAAATTGCTTCTGCAGGATCGTGTTGGCGCCATCCTTTGCTTTTGCATCGCTAACCAATCCTGCTAGTACAGGCGTATCACGTAGCATCGGCGCTATCTCCTCCTTGGAGTAACCCTGCGCATCCTCGATCGTTGGCTGGATCAGCATGATCGGGCAAGGATCCTGATGGATATGAAAAGCAATTGCGTGGTTAAGAATTTTGGTGTAGCCAACCCGCGCAGACTTCATCACCGTGATCTGCTCCACACGTGGGTCAGTCACCGCGTCCATAATGCCCCTCTGGTACGGCAACGTATGCCACCGCCCAGCTTCAGCGCTGCTTTCAGCTGACAGGAACGCAAACTTATCGGCCCATTGGCTAAGCGTCAGCTTTTCTGGTGGCCTAAAGCCCTCTAGCGCATCAAGCACCAAGGAATTAATCTCAGCCATCGGCTACATCCTCTAGCGCTTCACGCACAATATCCTCCAAAATCACAAAGGCATCCTGCGGAAAATCTGGTATCCGTTGTTTGGCCTTAGACGGTATTCCAAGGATCTTAGTTCTTGCTATTGCCACTACTTCTCCCCATTTTAACGCTATTTCCTTTGCGCTAACTAGTTCTTTTTCTTTCTCTGCACGTTCAAGTTCAAGCAACTCGGCCTTTAAAAACTCAGTCCTGGCCCGGCTTTCGTTGTAATCCGGTATAGACTTGTCAGTTGGTGATTGATCTGCTACTTTACCCCCGTTTATTCGTGTTTGAGTTGTTAATGCCCAATGTTCACGCAAACCCTCCAGTTCGATCATCTCCTTGCCGGTCACGCTCATCTTTGTTTTGACGCGACCCTCTTTGATCGCCCGCGTGATTGCAGACGGCCCAATATTTAATGCCCTGGCGGCCTCGGCTTTAGTGACAAGCATGCCGGCATATTAGCTCACCAGCAAAAAGCTTGCACAGTGCCGGGGTAGGGGTTATAATGTCCGGCCCCGTTCACAAAGTAGTACGGTTGTACCTAGTTGTATAATGAGCCTCGAATACACC